CAGTGTGAGCGTGACCTTCCCTTCCTCCGGAATTTCAATCGCGCCAGTGGCAACGTGCACACCCTTGAACAGGTGATAAGTATTCACGTCGGTGTAGCCCTTTTGGACCGAAAACGTCTGACGCTTGGTACCGATGGACAATACATTTGTGACCCAGTCACCATAGAACAAAGCTGCCAGCCAGTCGTCAAATGTGCCAAACGACAGCTCGGCGTTCAACTGGCCTGCGATTGTCAGCCCCGTGACCACAGATCCCTGGCTCAAGCGCTTCTCAGTGACTTCGTCAGACACCTGAGTGCTGGGCGTTGGAGTCAGTGTATTCCCCGTCACCCGGGCGGTTTTCCAATCACCCTCAATCGGGGCTGCCGGCGTCACGCCGGGCGTGACTTCTTTGATGAAATGCGTTACGACGCGTGCGCCTGAAGACATGATGAGTCCTTATAAATGAAAAAACCCCATCAACGGGGCGTAAAAAAAGCCGCCCCAAAGGACGGCCCGCGATAGAACCTGCTATTTATCCGGCTCGAAACCGGACATTGACGTTTTTCTGATAGAACCCGGTACCAGTCGGTGTTCCTACTGATGCGCCGGTACCCACATTGATCGCCGTGGTTTCCAGTGTTTCCAAGTGCCCAATTGACCAGTACCCGAAATGCCCTTCCAACCCGTCAGCCAGCCTGACAAGTCCGACCGTTTCAACAATGGAGCGGTCAAAGCACTGAAAGACGATCTGCCCTGGCTTGCGCGTGTACGGCGCGTTTGCCATGCCAGCGAATAGTGATACTCCGTACTCAATGTTGAGCCGCAGCCAAATTCCCGTTTCTGGCGGCTTAAAATGCGTGCCTGGTATCTGATAATCGATTCGCGCCTGCTCTATCCCGCCAAAGGTCTGCATGCGCGCCAGAATCGCGGCTCTGATTTCCTCAAATGTCATCGAGTGAACCTTTCCTTGAGTGCAATGAATGCTGGGCCATACACGCCCTTGGAGGCCTGCTGCGAGTGCCCAAGCTCCAATGCTTTCGCGTATGGGACATTGTTCTGAATCACAGTTTCACCATAGGGAGTGTCGATAGAACCAATAAGCTGCTCACCGCGCGCTAGGGTCTGGCTTCCTGCGACGTCTTCAAGGTCAGGGTCATAGCCCAGGTCTTCACCGTCGATACTGACCCGGTGATTGCCCTTGAACGTGCCCGTATCTACGGGCGAACCAGAAATCACGGCCTGAAGCGCAACCTGCGCAATTTCTTTGCGCTTTGTCATAACGTCCGCTTCCACCACCTTAATAAAGGCGCTGGGCTTATTGCTCCAACCAGCCATTACACGGCCCTCGCCTGAATCGCCCATGTGGCGCCGGCGGGATCCTGTTTAACGTTAATGACCTTCATGCCGTTGATCTGATCACCTATCAGCGGGGTGTTTGTCACTTCCGCCTGGAGCGCGGTAATCTTGGTATCCGTACGCAGGATCTGTAGGCCGTCGATTACGTTTTCGTCGTAGCCGCCGAATACGCCCCGGCCCGTGTAGGTGACTGTCTCAGTGGGCACTTCCTGGGTGATCGGATCTGGTTCACCGGTCTGTACAACCCGCGTGCCAGTAAATTGAGTCACGGCATCGGCCAGATCTTCGTCAAAAGCCTCTGCAATGTCGGCGGTAAGTTCGTCGCGAAGTCCCATTACTATTCCTTTGTCCAAACGGCTTTGGCCAGGCGTCCGCCGTAGGCCTTTGCTATCGTGAATAACTGATTGTTGCCATAGTCATGACATACCGGGCGTCCGTGGAGCATTCCCCAATTGCTGGCCTTGAAGTCACAGAAGATCGCTGGCACCTTGGCCGGCAGCTCCTCTGGCCGGATCAATTGCGTACGGTGCTGAATCAGCCAGTAACCGCACGGGCTGAGCCATTCGACTGGTGCAAGCCACTTTCCAAGTGCAGTGCCTTGCAGCTCCTGCCACATGGAAAGCTCAAAGATATTTGAATGGTTGCTTTGGGTGTCGTGCTTGACGACCCAAGCCGGGTTCAACCTGCATTCATATACGGTGCGGTATTGCCCGCTCCCGAGCTGGCGACCGCATACCAGATTCACTAAATCGATTGCAGACCGCTTCTCCATCTCAGCCAGTCACCGAATGAATCCAGGGTTTCACTATCGCCCACAGCCAAGGCACGCCCCAGAATAAAAGCGACATAACTACCGCCCCAATCAGACCACAAAAGATCATGAGACCCGTAAATGCCCCGTCCAGACCGTTTCCGTACATAATCAGATCCTTTTCAACATGAATACACCGCTATTCCGCAGCCAAGGGTCTAGCAGGGCCAGCGCAAGCGACTCGCCGGCGGACACAATCTTGTGATCGGTCGAGAATGTTTTGGTAGAGGAAACAGTGTCTGCCTTGACGGCCTTACTCAGCACGCCCTTTTCAACGGCGCCGAAGATTTTTCCGTTGGCCGCTTCCTTGGCAATTTCCGCCCCCGCGCTCTTCCATTCATCCGGGATTGGGTCCCGCACCGGCAGCCTTTTACTGGTGAGCCAGACATTTGCGATCATGACAGATCGCGCTTTCTTATCCTCGGCGGTCCAGCCAATACCGAGGGCGGTATCAACGTCTTCGACGGTAATGTATTCAGTCATTGGCTGGTACCTTCGAGTTAAACGGCCGGCGGCGTGATAGTTAGGGCGCGCAGCTCGTCAGTCGGAGCGTTCTTGGCGTGCTTGATGCCTTTTTCTTTCAGCTCGGCAATCAATAGCTTGCGCTGCTCAGCATCGGGCAGCGTATCCAGGCGCTCGGTGGCATCTTCCTGCCCAGATTCGCCGGCGACCGGTTCCGGGTCCGTAACAATCTCTGTCTGTGAACTGGTGCCATCGTTAAGCTGGGCTTCCTGAGCGTCACCGTCGGGATCATTTCCCTCCTTCGAGCGTTCACCAGCATCAGTGAACACCTGTACGCCCAGCGCCTCGTAATCGCTCACGATCTGCGGATAATCGCCTTCGACACCCACTTCGCTGACACCAGATTCCGGTTTTTCGTAAAACTTCGGGTTACGCACGGCAAGACCAGCTGCAAACTGCGCCAGAGCCAAGGTCCTGCGGGTTGTGTAAAGTAGCCGTTTCATAGTTTTCTCCTGAGCGGCAGCATCAATAACCTGCCGCCGCTCTTGGGTCAGTGGCGTTCAGCCGTTAAGGGGTAACAGGTGGGGTCAGATCCAGCATCACGCCAGCGGTCATCTTGTTGCTGTTGGCGTGCTTGGTCCAGTTAGCGGATGCAGCGAGGGCTGCGAGGTTGGGGTTAATGCCGCCAGTGGTATCGTTCCAGCTATAGCCCAGCATTTCGATGTTGAACGTACCTTCAGAGCGAATACCAATGGCCAAGTTCTCTAGGTCATTGATATCGTAGGCGCGGAAGCCCGGCGCTTGAGACTCGAGCACACGGATAGCACCGGATTGCAAGCCGAACGCACTGTCAGTTGCTACCTGATCAGAAACCAACACGGGCTTGCCCAGCGTGCCAGGCAGACCGCCGTACACAACAATCTCGGATTCACCGTAGATTTGCGTGGTAAGCGCATCGTCCACGATATCGAAGTACGTGTCGGAGTTCATAACCCAAAGGGCAATGCGTCCAAACTTGTCACCGAACTTGCGCATACCGCGAGTCAGCGCCTTGCGGCCGTCAGTCGCGATGTCGCCGGCGGCAATCATGTCAGCATTGCCACCAATTGCTGCCCCCAGAGCCGCCAATGAATACTGCAGGCGGCCGACCATGAGAGCGTCAGCCATATCCTGGCCAACGATCATGGCGAACTCTTCGGGAGTACGGGCACGGCGCTTGAACGCTTCCTCGGTGGAAGCATAGGGACCATATTTATATGGCACCTTCACGCCCACTGCCTCGCCGGCGCCGATTTTCTTCGGGGTGACAACGGCTGTGGAGTTCACGTCCCGATGTTCAATCGAGCCGCCGACCTTGTAAAAGGCGTCTTTCTTCAGATCGCCTTCAATAGCCTGGCTCTCGTACACAATGGCGCCATTGGAGGCGGCATTGAATACGTTCAGGTTGTCTTGGATACGCTCCAAGTATGCGGTTTGCGCGAGCTGATTGTAGACAATCATGTCGCTGTTCACTGTAGTAGCCATTAGGCTTCTCCTTATTTAGGTAATTTCAGGTAGGCGTCTTGCCCGTGTTCTTTCACGAACGCGGCCACATCGGCAGCATTCATATCACTACGTTTTTTCATTCCGCCCTTGGTACCACGGTCGCCGGTTTCCCCGGCCCCTGTCGCCTTTGGCCACAGGTGTGGTGCGCTTTCACGCAGGGCTTCTGCCCATTCGAGCGGAGACAAAGGCGTTTTGGCGTCTTTGCCAAATACAACCTGCCCTTCACCATCCACCGCAACGGCCTCGCCGTTCTCGTTCAATGTGAAGGTACCTTTGGCGCGCAGGATAATATCCTCGGCAGCCTCGGGTAGCGCTCCCGCCTTCTGTGCGGCCGTGCGGATAGAATCGGCCAGGACCTTATCCCGAAATCGATTTGCAAACGCTTCAGCCTTATCTGCACGGTCTTTCTCGGCAGCTAGGGTTTTGTCGTATTCCGAACGCATACGCTCGGTACGTTTATCCAGAACCACGTCAATCTTGCCCTCGGCCAGCAGCTTGGATTCTTCATCGGTTGCGGCTTTGCTCAGCAAAGTTTTTACTGAATCGATATCCAGGCCGTCAAATTGCGACTTGATCTGGTCCAATTCGCTTTTTGTGGCTTTTACGGTCCCCATCAACTGGTTGTTTTTGGTTTTGAGGCCAGAAACTTCACGGTCAATAACCTCCTGACCTTTGGCTGTCAGCGCCTCCTTGAGTGCTGCGGCTTTATCTTCAGGAATTTCAAGGCCCAGTGCGGCCAAATCAAGATCTTCAAACATGGTGTGTATCCCCTTGGGAAGGTTTGCGCCCGCCTTGCGGACATAAAAAAAGCCCACCGCCTTGCGATGAGCCTGAAAACGAAAAACCCAGCGCGAGGGCTGGGTTATAAAATGAGCTTTTGAGCCTTCATGCTTATTTGCATGCATAGCCACGCCTGCGGTGCTTCCGCCAGCGTATATTGTTCAACTATCCTTAATGTCCACCACTGCAAAAACCAATGGTCACATGGTTCCTGTTTAATCACCGAATATCTGTTTGAAAGTGTCTGTGTCCCGTTGACGCAGTTCGTCCAGATTATACTGATGCCCGGTTTTTGGATCAATAAATCGGTCCAATCCGTATTTACCCTCACTGTATAGCTTGTATCGAGCCTGGCCCAACCATTCCTTCTGGTACGCAGTGTCTTGGTTCGAGAACCATTTACTGTACGACGTTCCTGCATTGACCTGACCCACTTTCAGCCCGGCATCTTCCCGTTGCTTCTTGGTCATGTCCGCCATGCTCCGGAACCGGTCGCTGCCGTCCCTCTTTTTGACCTTCAACGCCCGCAGGAATGGCCGGTTGCCGATCAGCTCCCCGTCCAGGCTGGGCGCGTACTGACATCGACAGTTTGGGTGCAAGGTTGCCGGCGGCTTAGGCTCGTCGGTCTTATACACACGCCCATCAAGCGCTGCGCACGCCTTGCAGGTTCTGCCCTCCAGGCTGGCGACGCGCACAACGTACGAGACACCCAGAGCTTCGTATGTCTGATCATAGGCACCGTTTGCTA